GCACATGCGCAACTCGGTTGTGTTGGACACTGTGTGCCTCTATGACCATTCAGTGGCCTCGGTGTACAAGGATTTGACGAAAGAACACCTTCGGGCAGTTGTCGCGGACCTGAGCACCAAGGACAACAGTGCTGGGCCGAGTTATACTGGGAACCACCGCGATTACGTACAATATGTCGGTGACGGAGATGAGCAAGCCGGGATTGATTGGATCACGGATCGCATATGGGATATGCACACCTGGCTGGTAACAGATGAGGACCTCCAACTGAGCGCGGATGTAGAAGAGACATTCGAATTATGTGCGAGGTGGACCGTGAACGGCAAAAAAGACGGGTACAAAATGAAGAAGCTGGACGTTGGACGCACGGTGCAAGCACCGTCGTTTGAATACAAAGCCTACTGGTATGCCCTCTTCCACAGGTCGGATGACCTGTGGAGTGGGCGTATGGCAGTAGGTGAGGCGGCTTGGTGCATTGTTGGACACGACATGGACATGCCGGTGTCCGACGCCCGCCGGGCACGGATGGAGCGGGCAGTGAGCTGCCTGGCGTTGGACATGACGGCATTTGACAGATACATGCCGCGATGGCTGGTCGAGGAGTTTTTCGCGTACATGGGACACAACGTCAGGGGAGTACCCGAGGCGATTCTTGCAATGCTTTCAAACTGCGCAATCTACAGCTATCTGGAGATGTGCAACTCGGAGGTGCTGCAAAAAGACCGGGGGAACCCGTCGGGTTTCCCAAACACGATTAGACTCAACTGCATCGCGTCGCTCTACTGCTGGCTAGCAGTATTGCGGCGTCTCATGCAGTGGCAGGACCTGACGGCCAGAGAACTGGCGAGGAAGCTGGACCAACACTTCCACATCGAAATTTGCGGAGATGACAGCCGCATCTTCGCCTTGACCCCAGAGGCCGCTGCTGTGCTTAGGCCAGAGCTGTCTCTCAAGGAGTGGGAAGAGAATTTCCCGTGGGCGGTTAAGGTGGAAGGGTATGTGGAGTACCCGGAGG